AATCTTCACTGGTGTAGATTCCAAGTTTTCTGGTTTTGGTATTAAATACCCATAGTTGAGAAGCGCCCACAATGTCAGTAGGATTAATAGAAACGACCTTAAACCCATTATCTTCCTTTTTGTACTGCATTTTGGAGACAACTTTATCAACAGGCTTAGCTTTCTTTTTTCTTGGCTTGCGTGAGACCTTCGCATTGTGTGCCAATTTACTAGAATCTTCGACTATAGAACAAAGTAATTTATGGAAACTTTTAAGTTGTGGTTTAGTTAAAAAGGAATATGCTTCTTTCAGGTCCTTATCGGCACCTGAAATTGCTTCTTCTATTTCAAGTATTCTTTTCTTGTAAAATTTATTAATGTGTGTTGTATGAGCACCTTTGATGCCAAGACTTTGCATGAAGTCATATGGCGTAACATCAAACTTTTTGTTTTCTAAACACTCATCAATAAGGCCTTCGATTTCACCAATATAAACTGATGATTTATCGGCAATTCTTTCCTGAATGTTTACAACAGGTGTTGCAACATCTTCCGTTGTTACTTTGGATTTTGTTTTAAGATTTTCAATAAAAGATTGAATCCAAGTTTCATTTCTTTCACTCAAAGGCGCACCTCTGAGTTTCATTCTACAAACGAAACCTAAATTTTGAAAATGCTCATCGGAAACCTTTTCGATAATTTCAATCAAGCCTTTGTCAGCTTTAATTTCTTTCAAATAAGAAAGTGTAAACTTTTTACTCTCTTTCGTATCTGAATGATAATTGTACCAATTCAAGGCTCTAGTTAAAGAAATTTCGCTGTCCTTCCAAGAAGGTTCTCCTCCAGAAAGAGCTTTTTCATAATCTTTTACTGTTGTGTATCTCATTGCTCAATAGATTTTACAGAATCAAGGCGGAAAGAACGCCATCCATTATTTTCAATATCCCAAACAGACACGGTGTTTGGATTTTCAACTTTAACATTTTCAGTCAATAGTTGTTGTGGTTGTTGAATTGTTGCAGGCATGTATTCAGGTAAAAGAGTGCATTTCATTGTGCGCTCTGAACCATCATTTTTAGTGAACACCACTGTCACTACGCCATTATTCAAAATTTCTTTAAGTTCATGTTTGTTCATCATTTAAAATTTCCTCATAATCTTTAATGTATTTTTCCACACGTTTGTTCATATGTTGTTCTATGTTTTCCATGAAGTCATCTGAAGTTGTTGTTACTCTTGCAACAACACCCAGAAAACCATCATCTATCATTCTAGAAATGTAATGTAAAGGTGAAGTCAAAATTGCTTTGAATCTTTCTGGCATTTTTGGCTGTTCTTCATTGAAAATGATGATATCATATAAATCACCCATCGCTGAACCTTCAACTTTTTCACCTGCTATCTTATACATGAAAGCCGAAACTTCAAAATCGCCTTCTTCATTTCGATAGAAATTAATTCCATCAAATGGCTTATTCTTTAATGGTAGTAAGTAGTCTTTCATTGAACGCCTTAATGTGAGATTGTCTAACTCTCACCATGATCCACGTGTTGTAGTAGTCATTCGACTCCAAAACACCCCTATCGAATTGCTCCTTTGCTTCGAGGTAACCACAAACTCCTTTAGTTTTGCAAAGGTGTATGATCTCTCTAGAAAACGAGCTTTCGCCATGAATTCTAACATCATTTTGCAGTTCTGTGTTGGATCCGTAATAAGTTTGCCAATCCGAAAAAGTTTTATACCTTTTCTTTTTACCTTTTACCACCTTGGTTTTGGAGGAATAGAAAAACTTTTTACCTACGTATTTTTTGCCGGAAATTAAATTGGTGATAATATAGACGAATCCATAGTTATCACCAATATCGTTTTCAGTAAAGTCTTTATCTTTATAATACCAATTTAGTCCCATCTTTCATCATCTTCAGTGAGTTCGTCATCCTCTATATATTCTTCTTGGATGTTATCGATTGTCTCACCACAGAATGGACAAAAAGTTGGTGTGCTATCTGATACAAAATCTTCTGAAAATGCCACTTCGAAAGATGATTCGCAGTTTTCACATTCTCCCGATACTATCTTTTCCATTTAAACTCCTTAAGTTGCCCAAACATCACCCCAATCACCTTTCAAGGCACCTTTCGCATAATCTGTTGCACGGTTCTCGAAAAAGTTTGTGTGTGTTGGTGCATTAATCATTTCTTCTACCCAAGGGAGAGGGTTCTTTTTAACCTTCATGATACCCTTGAGACCCAGAGAAATAAGGCGGCGATCAGTAATATAACGGATATAACGCTTAACGTCCTCAGCGTTCAATCCTTCCATAGCACCCATACTGAATGCTAAATCAATAAACCTATCTTCAAGAGCAACCATCTTTTCAGCAATCGTATACAGTTTTGCTTTGAGATCATCGTTCCAGATTTCCTTATTCTCCTCTATGTAGGTTCTGAATAATTTAATCATACCTTCAGCATGTTGAGTTTCATCGACAATAGACCAGGTGACGATTTGACCCATACCTTTCATTTTGCCGTGGCGAGGAAAGTTTAGCAACATAATGAATGAACTGAACAACTGCATACCTTCGGTGAAAGCGGAGAAAGTAGCAATGTGTGTTGCAGTTGATTCTAGTGTACCATTCTTACAGGATATATCTGTAACATAATCATGCTTATCACGCATTTCAGCATATTCAAGAAACTGATTATATGTTGTCTCAGGAAGACCAAGTGTTTCAATCAAATGTGAATAGGCAGCAATATGCAATGCTTCACGTGCAGCAAAACCGGAAAGCATCATGCGTATTTCTGGTTGTGGGAAGTATGGCAGATAATTTCGAACATAACCACCAGCAACGTCAATGTCACCTTGAGTGAAGAATCGGAAAATGTGTGTAAGAAATTGTTTTTCTTCATCCTTCAACTTTTTCCAATCTTTCATATCTTCAAGCATTGGTACCTCAGTGTGAAGCCAATGTGATTGCTCATGCTTGAGCCATGCATCATAAGCCCAAGGATAATTAAACGGCTTGAAATGGTTACGCTCGTCGGTTAACCTCGATTGACCTTTTTTAACCATGGATGAATGCCTCAAGTTTTTCAGCAGACAAAAGACCTGTTTTTCTACGGACTTCTTTTCCGTCTTCCAACATAATCAAGGTCGGCACTCCACGTACACCATAATCAACAGCTTTATCAACATTTTCATCAATATCGACTTCAACCAATTCAATTTCTTTCATGTCCATTGTTTCAATAATCTTTGAAAGAGATTTACAAGGACCACACCAAGTGGCCGAGAATTTTAGTAATTGTTTCATTTTTTTATCCTTCGCAAGCTATACAATCGTTACCCTGAGCAATCTGTGTCATATCAAGTTCTTCAATAACTTTACGCTCAACCTTTTTCGAAACCTTATCTGCCTTACCAATCTTTTCAGAACGGCAGTAGTATAATGTTTTAAGACCTTTTTTCCAAGCCATGAAATGAATGGCGTGCAGGTATTTAATATTAACATCTGGACGGAAAAACAGATTCAAACTTTGTGCTTGGTCAATATATTGTTGACGGTCTGCGGCATGTTCGATAACCCAACGTTGATCGATTTCCATGGACGTTTTAAACACTTCTTTGGTATGCTCATCCATCCATGTTAAGTGTTGCACTGAACCGTCATTTGCAATAATTGAGGACCAAATATCTGCATATTCTTCCTCACCCTTTGGTGTTAATGGTGTGCCATCAGCAGAAAGATAATTTTTGATAACCACATCCAACCAACGATTCTTATTCAAAAAAGAACCTGAAAGAGTGTCTTGACGGTATGCGTTAGCCCTATAAGGCTCAACACTAGGAGAAGTATTTCCCATAATGATAGAGCTAGAAGCATTTGGAGCGATAGCCATAAGATGACTGAAGCGCAAGCCAGTGCCAATAGCGTCAGGAGCTTCACCTCGTTCTTTTCCAAGAAGTTTGTTAGCTTCATTTAAACCATCCCTTATGTGCTTAAAGATTTTGTTATTAACCGATTTAGCAACAGCAGATTCCCATGCTACGTTTTTCTTTTGTAGATAAGCATGAAAACCCAAAGCACCGACACCGATGCTGCGCTCACGACTTGCAGAATATTTAGCTCGTTCGATGTATGAAGGAGCATTATCAATAAAATACTGCAAAACATTGTCAAGCATTTCTGCAACATCAGTAAGGAATAAGCTATCGTTTTTCCATTCATCATAATACTCCAAATTCAGTGAAGAAAGACAGCAAACGGCAGTACGTTCTTCGTTAGTTGGTAGAATGATTTCTGAACACAGGTTTGACTGATGTATTTTCAGACCTTTACTTTTCAACCATTCAGGCAATTCTCTGTTGCTGGTATCAATGAAGTGAATGTAAGGTTCACCTGTATGCATACGTAGTTCTAGAATTTGTTGCCATAGGTGTCTAGCGGATACTACTTCACGTATTTCACCAGAATGTGGATCTTTTAATTCAAACGAATCATCTGCGTCCTTATCGATCATACATCTTTCGATGATCTGCATGAAATCATCGGTAATATTGATACCGTGATGCAAGTTCAAACAACGAACATTTGGATCACCGGTAGGCTTACGCATCTCTAAGAAAGAAATAATATCTGGATGGGAAATATCGAGATAAGCAGCATAAGAACCACGGCGAGTGCGACCTTGACGATACGCCAAAGAAGATGCATCGTAAATTTTGAGGTGCGGCATAACGCCAGTAGATTTATCATCCGCCGAACGAATACCAAAGCCAATCCCCACACCGCCACCAAGCATAGACAGCCAATTAGTTTCAGAAAGATTATCAACTAAGCCCTCCGCTGTATCTTCAACAAAGTTAAGAAAGCATGAGATAGGCATACCACGCTTGCTACGACCGAAAGAGAGAATAGGAGTAGAATAAGAAAGCCAGTGTTTAGAACTATATTCATATAAACGTTGAGCATGATCCGGGTTTGAAGCAAATGCTGCTGAAACGAATGCGAAACGGTGTTGTGGACTTTCTTCATCTTCTTTCATATAACTTTCTTTGAGTCTTTTTATACCCAACTCATCGAAAAGTTTATCTCTTTCTAAATCAATTTTAATACCTAGATATTCCATATTTTTCTTTCTTATTTTTTTATAATACTTCTAATGTTCGGAGGCGTCCAACCCTCAGGCTTCAATACTTTTCCATCTTCACGCTTCAACACTTTTCCTGAAGGACTTATTTTATCTAAATTACTTCTTGCTACTTCATCCCAAACAGCTTGCTGTGGAATATTCAATGTATGTTCCAGTCCCTCAATGACCCATTTCAAATCTGCACAAGCATCAGCAATCTCAATCAAGTCTCTATTACCATATGCTGCCATCAATTCTTTGAATTCTTCAACGACCAAATCGACATATAGTTCGGCTTGATTACCAAAATCTCTATCATTCTGGTCACATGCTGTCATAAATTTTAATACATCATTGCGGCTGTCCATTTACATACTCCTTAATCATTGGGAAAATAGGCTCAAGAGCTTTTGCACAGGCAATCGCAATTTCTTGGTGTTCTTTTTGTGTACCATTTGCGGACCTGAGTTGTATATAGTGAACCCAAGAACGCAAGGTTCCATTCATGTACATACGTGAGCCGATATTACCTTCAGGTAGAACCGCACGTGCTTGTTCTTTTGCAATTCCGTGAGTGACTGCCCACTGGTATGCTTCTTTGGTCGTTTCGATAACTTTTCTCTGGTGCAATTCCCATTGAAACATTAAACGGCGTTCGTCATCGTTGTTTATATCCATAGACACACTGTTCTGACGATTCTTCATATCCTGAAGTCGAGCTTCACGCACTTCGAAATTCAAGTCTTTTGTCGGATCAGCATAGCGTTGGCTGAATTCTTGGAAAGAGAAAGAACGATGACGCAAAATTTGGCGTGCAATGTCACGTGTCGTTTCAATTTCCATACAGACAGAAACCATTTCAAGTGGTGACCAGTGCTGGTGTTTAATCAAATACCTAACCAACTTTTCAGCAGTTTCGGTATTATTTTGATTTGATGGATTGGACACACGTGCAGCAAATGCCACTTGTTCCAAAAGATTCATGCCATCAGGCGATTGTGAGTAGTTGATTAGTTTAACGTTCATACTTTCTTCCATTGTATAAATTCAATTTTTGCACGTAGATTAACGTAAGTGTTCTTGTCGATTATATCAACTATTTCATCAGTTGTAAAGCCAGCAAGAACCATTTCATTAATATCCTTTTCCTGCATCATTTCCGGCCAAATGCAAATTTGGAAATGTTCCTCAATTGCTTTGTCCATAATTTTGCAAATGTCTTTGTTTCTAGGTTCGTTGTCGAACACCAAAACAATCTTTTCTTTCGGAATGTAATTTACAGCATTCCTCAAATTAGCATCCGCTGTAGCCACTGCATTCGGTAAGAAAAGCGAATCTATAGGACCTTCAGTGACATAAACCTTTTCTTCAGGGTTTACACTATCGAGTCCATAAATTTTTATGCTTTCTTCCGCAAGTTTGATTGTTATATAGCGAATCTTGGAATCACGTAGAGAACGACCTTGAACAGCTAACAGTGAGCCATCTTTATCGTAAAATGGTATTATTAAACGAGGATCATCTTCTTTCAATTCTTTTTCATGATTTGGTAAAATATCATCGACAAAAGATTTGAAGTTTTCAGCATAATATAGGTTATCATATGTAGTGGTTGGAATTTTTCGTCCTATGCAATATGCTTTTGCATAGTGTTCATCGCTCAGTTCGGAGATTTTTGGTAAAGTCAATTTCACCTTTGTGTTGAAGATGGGTTTTTCAAACTTCAATTCTGGTTTCGCATAAGTTCTCGCTTGATCTCCATTGACATATCTTTCCATGGAATACTCTTTGGTTAGATTAGGATCCACCAGGTTGATGAAGTTGTACATGGTGTGACCGACACCACAGTTTTGACATTTGTAGAAGTATTCGTTTTTCTTCCGAAAAATGTACCCACGTGCTTTGTATTCGTTCTTCTGTGAATCACCACAAAACGGGCAACGGAAATTATACAGGTCCTCCTTTTTTTGGGAGAACCTGCTTAGTTTCGGAGATAAAAGTTTGAGGAACTTGCGATCAATAAAAACGGACATAACAAAGAAAGAATCAATTTAACCAAATAGTTTGGCGATCATATCAAAATTTATGCGAGAAAGCAACCATGCTAGTACAACAATACCACCTGCTGCCATCCATTTCCATTCTAGGATTTTATCTATCTTCTTTTCTTCACTCTTGTTCTGAGTGGTAATATCGTTTCTAAGTGCTTTTATTTCATCCATAATACGTCTTTCGGTAAGTTCAACTTTATCCGAAAGTTCACGACTGATCGTGGTAATCCTAGAATGAAGCTCTTTAACGTCCTGATCTTTTTCTTCTTCTTTTTTCTTCATGTCGGCATATATTTGATTAGCGATTCTGTCTTGGTTATCAATTAACTTCTCAATGACTGAATCCATCTTATCACAAAGGCGCATCAACCCCTCGACCTGTGCTTTCAGGACTCCAACATCGACTTTAACGTCAATGCATTCTTTTTCGTTCATTTCTTTTCAGGAACTTGTGTTCCCTCCAGTTTCTTATGAACTTTCATTTCTTTACAGTTTTGTTTTGGATTACCTTTGGCATCTTTAACAACGTTACCTTTGTTGTCTTTAACGTCAACACAAACACGTGTTGTTTCATTCGAAAGACTTGCTGAGGTTAAAGTGATGCCGACAACTAAAAGTATAGTTTTGATAAATGTTTTCATTCTTGACTCCCTGTTTTGTATTTATTTGTTCTACTAGAAGAAAATTTTTCAGATGCAGTGAAACCCAAACCTGCAATTACGATGTACGTCATAGAATCATAAATTGCTTGTGTTATTGTTTTATCCCAAAACAAATCGGCAATAAATGCAATGCAACATAAAATGAAAGCCAGCAGTGTTACAACTCTCTTACTGCTGACTGTACCATTTACACCATCAGAAAGCATACTGTAAATAAAATTCATTTAAATCTCCGGTTGTGGTGCTGGTGCTGGAGCAGGTTTGCCACCATAACCAACTATGACTTGTGCAGGCATTGTTGCTACCGCAGTGAAGCCAGCAGGTGAACCACTGAATGATGGCTCAATTTTTGGAGGATCAGCTTGAACTTTGGTGATCTTCATCGTTTTCTCAAACGACTCTGTTGCTTGCTTTTGTGCATCGAGCATTGCCTTTTGATCTTCTTTGCTTCCGCCTGCAAGCATTATACCAGATAAAGTGCCTGTTAAGAATGTGGCAATTGGTACAATTAACTCAAAAAACTTCTGATCGATTGGTGAAATTGCATTTAATGGTTGCGTTACAAAAATTAAAGAGTATAGTACAACAAATACAATCCCCGTTAGCGTCAGTGCAAGACAAACACCAATGAAGAACTTTAGACGAGCCATCAGTTGCTCGTCAGTATAAATGAAAGTTTGTGGATTATTTTGCACAGTTGACTCCTGAATTAACCAAATTGTTGTTGTTAGTTGGTGTGTCTATTGGAGGTGGTCCTAATCTAGGATCACGTTGTCCTTTGAACACATGTTCTGGACAAGTTCTAGTCACATCACATGTTGGCTTTTGGCAAATTGCTTTATCCCAGTTTTCTGGATTTTGGCAAGGATATCTAAACCTATCTCCACCAAACGCTGCTAAACCAACAGGTAAAATAATTAAAGCGAGTAATGATAAGAATAGTTTTCTATCATTGAACATATTAGACTCCTAATACATGCAGAGCATGTTCATAGTGTTTAATACGATCCTCTAAACCAATTGTGCCTCCATTGATACGTTTCGTCAAGGTCAGAATGTCACCTTTATCAGCCCATTGATTTAGGTTGTTTGTTTCCCAGAACCAACATGCAGATTGTGCAGCACCTTCAAAAGTTGCCATATATTCTGTAGCTTCTTCTACGGGAATTTGCAAAGAACCTGCAAAGAAGGCATAGTTGTCTCTACCTGTCAATTGAATCAGTCCTCTACCACGATATCTCCATCCATCACCTGAGGCTTCATCACCATTGCCCATGCGGTTAGCGTACACAAGATTGGCAATTGCTTCCTGCTTGTTTGGACGAGAACAGTATTCATTTGCCTTCTCATCTGTTGGAAAATATTTTGGGAAAATTTTCCTTAGTGTAGCTGGACGATAATTTAGGTTTTCTTGTAAAACCATAAAGCCACCAGATTCATGTGAACACTGTGCAATGAAAGCAGCAATACGTTGTGGTGTATTGATGCTATAATCTGGTAACAACTGAGAAAGTGCGTTGTACCAATGGTCAACGTAAGGGTTTTTTGGTAAAAGTTTTTTTAATTGTTCTTTTGTTAATGCTGTCATTTCACACCTTCAAATATGCGTTTTTGAACTTGATACCATTCAATCCATGCATCATTTTTCAAAGCACATTCGTAGTATGTGGAATAATTATTAGTCACCGTTGTTGCAATATCACTAAGTTTGGCATCAGAATTCAGTTTGTTTAATTCTGGACAACGTGCAATATATTTAGGAGGTTCAGGAAATTTCGCTGTCACAGGTACAACAGTTGTGCAACCAACTAAGGATAGAAGCATTAAAGTTAGTAATAGTTTTTTCATTACTTCCTCATATCTTCTGCTGATTGATTGTGTGCGTTAATAAGTTCTTTGGGTATCACACACGTTGAATCATATTTTGTAACTTCACGGTCGATGTATTGTTTTACAACGACCTGTTTCTGTACTATCTTTTCTTTTTTGTTTTCAACTTCTTTGTTTATTTTTTCATTCGCATCTTTGGATTCCAACTGCGCTTTTTCTAATTTTTCTTGAAGCTCATCGATCTTTTTTTGCCATGCATTATTGTCATACACTGCACCAATCATAAAAGTGCCGAATATAATTAGTGTAACAGAAATTAATTGTATTACTGTTTTATGTACATAAACTGCGGGTATGGGGAAAAAGCGAATCAAATATGTGATAAAAAATCCCACTAAACCAGTTAGTAGGATTATGTAAAAAAACCAATCGGGAATCCATTGCAAGATCCACATTTTTCACCTCACATCTTGGGTGGTTTTCTTGTTTGCATTGGCTGCATAATAACTTTTCGTTTCTTCTTCAAATAAACACCGGGTTCTCCGCCCTTTTCTCCGGTGCCAGCAATAGCGCCAGTTGAAACAACGTTGGATGGTCCTGGTGAACCACTCATATCTTCTCTCAATCGTCTGAATGTTTTCATATTTTTCTTAGTGCTTCTGCCACATTCATATCAAGTAATATGTCTGTGGAGATAATATCTTTACCATTTATACCTTGAATTTTATCTGGCATATAATTCAGATAAATTAAAAATGTTTTTAAAATATCATAATCTTCTTCATCGATTCTAAAGAACAGAATTCGTGTTGCCGGTTCTGCACCGAATACATTATATAACAATATGAGATGATTTA